AAAGCACAATGGCCTTCAGATTAGACATAGCATCAGCTGTCTTGTTAGTAGATCGTGCCACAGATTCGTTAGCGGCATTTCCTTGTTGCTGGAACTTAACCAGTCCAGAAACAGAAGATTGGATCGATTTAGTCAATCCAGAGAAATCTTGTTTAAGAGATTGCTGTAAAGCAATTCCACTTACTTTGGTCGCATCTGCCAACTCACGCATTTGACGATTTAACGAAGCTAAATCCCGTTCAGCTTGTGCGGAGTCAACCCTTGCATCAATTATAATACCCATCAATTCACCTTTAAAAATAAAAGCCCTCTTTCGAGGGCAGTGTCAAGAAGATCTGACAATAATCCCATCTACTTTAATATTAGGATGGGATAAGACAGTCTTCTCAATAAAATGAGAAGGTGCTTGTTGTGAGTGACCATTGTTGAGTGGAACTATATATTCCACTTCATTAATAATGGTGTCATCTTTAAGTTTCCACCCATCACGTGCATTACCAGTATCTACTGGTGTTGCTTCTTTCAGCCTTTCAACAAGGCGTTTCTTTTCTAAAAGAGAAGCTTCAGCTAACCTGAGGTCAATCTCTTCTTTAATTTTCTTATAATCTATTTTGGCTGTCATTGTCATAAGTCTAACGCGTCGCCTCCTTTAGAAGAGAGCATTTTACTAAAGAACATGGAGCCTTTTAGACTGGCAACGTTCAATCCATCTTCATTGATCATAGCAGGAGGACGATAGATAGCTTCAAGCGATGGAAATATCTGCCATGCTTTTTCTTTAACACCCTGTACTTGTAAAAGTTTATGTGTCCTATCATCATCACGCCAATCAACTGGACGTCTTTCTAAGTAGTTAAACCAGCCTAAGAACTCAGGATAGGGCATAGCCTGTATCTCAGATAATGTCTTTTTAAGGTGGAATGCAAGCTCGTACATCGCCATCTCATCATCTGAGAGAGTTATTTCCCCGCTTCGCTACCCATACCTGAGAACTTCATGATCTCTTGAGAGAGTTTAGATAACTCATCCATTGGGAATTCTTTGAAATCGTCATCGGTAAGATCTGAACCACCTTCGACTGCTTCACGAATAACGAATTTTAACAGATTCAAACCTGATTCGTCATCTTTGTCTTCAGCAATATTTTGTGCTAAAGCTTGAATTGATACGACCTGAGCAACACTTAACTTGGTAATCGCAACATCTGCGCCCATGAATTTTGTGTTCTTGGTCATCTTTTTGCCGACTAATGCCTTAATACTTGACATACTATTCTCCTGAGAAATCTTTATTGTTTGTGCGTTGGAACTCATCTAATTGTTCTCGCATTTGATGTAAAATTGAGAGAGTCATAAAGACCTCACGTGATTTTTCTAAATTGCCATCGAACTCACCTACACGGGCGAATGTCTTTCGAATACTCACATCGATTGACTTACGCATATGTTTAGCAGTGGCACGAAGCACATGACCCTTAGTGAAAGGATTCTGTGTCTCTGACATAAATACTCCTAATGGAAGACCACATAAGTGGTCTCCCTATCAATAAGACTTAAACGGTGTAAGCACCAAAGAAGTCAGATTGAATTGTGATTGTCAAAGTTGCTTTGTTAGCGTCAGTCAACTGAGGAGACACCTGCAAAGCTTCAATTTTACCTACCCAAAAGTATTGGCTATTCTGAACAGCGCCAAGACCTGTAGCAGATGAAGCATAACCTTCAGCACCTTCAGGTTTGCTGTTCATCAAAGCAAAACGGAAAATGTACTGATGACCATCACCAACTAAGTTACCTAATGGTGTACCATCAGCCCAGTCAGCAGGGATATAGTTCATTGTGAGTTCCATTGAAGGAGCGTCAGCCTGACCTTGAATTTGTTGAGAAGTAGCAGAGCCAAACACAGGTACTTTTACTACGTTAGGTGGAGTACCCATTGATGGGAATTCACGAACGTTAGTAATACGTAGAGCAGTGTTAGCTGTGAAGTCGGCAGCTGCGAAACCACCAGCAAAGTCTGCATAAACAGCAGTACCAGCAGCAATCTTAGGTTTTACAGCCGACAATACAGCAGGATCTAGACATACAGCCAAGTCTGAATACATGCCTGCGCCAATAGCGTTAATATGAGCCATTAATCATTTACTCCGAAAAAGTTAAAAAGTATTGAATACGTTGATCTAAATAAAGAAGAGTTTGAAGAATCAACACCAACTACTGTAAATGAACTAGTTTTGAATTGTACAGAGTTTTGTGTTATCGATAACGTCTTATTACTTAGATATAGATCGAGTTTATCTGCTATAAGGGCAGGAGATATGACTCCCGTACCTGCAGAGGTAAATATGTCTATTAGCACCAATCCTGAAGCAGAGTTTTTGTTTACACCGCTACCATTAGGTAAGATTGACACTCTAATAAATTCACCAGGTGTTGAGATAGCTATAAAATTACTTGGATAAGTTGCTATGTTTTCAGCTTTCCATGCATCACTTCCAAATACAGAATAAACTGTATTCTGAATTTCTGTATATTTGCCCATTATAGCACCTTACTTATAGAAGCAATATTTATATAACCACTACCTTTAATCACCTCAGTGACTCTCCATGCAACACCCTCAATTATGATGGTGCTGTACATAGCTAACATTCCTACATCTTTCGATTTAAACATTATCTTAAGACTTGTGCTAGTTTTGTCTTTGACTTCTTCCAGTATTACAATTTTAGTAAACACAGAAGTTATCACGTCAGTGGCAACCCCAGTAGAGAAATCATACTCACTAGCTGTCTTATTTTTGAATTCCGCATACTTAGCTAGGTCTTTCAATTTATTAAATGCTTGACGAAGTTGAGAGTCAACAAGTGTAGTATAACTCACTAATTAGCCCTCCATACCATCCTAGCACCACCAGTTGCTAGTAGAGGAGCAATTAATTTCCTCACAAAGTACGGTAAGCGACTAGCTGATTTAATCGATTTAAGATCTACTGATGCAACTGTCAGAGCATCCACAGAACCTGTATCATCCAGCAACCCATCATTATTTAAGAAATGATAAGCTAATTCATAGGTTGCTATAAGAATACGAGAGGGAGTGTCTGATATCGTCACATTCATTCCTAGCTTAGGGTCGAAATAAGTAATATTTCTAGGGAAAGCTAAGGATTGTTCAGAACTTACAGCTTGACCACCCCAGTTATTCTCATCAAGAATAGCTGTAGCTGTTACAAGAGCCTGAGGCTTTTGCAAGGCATCAGCATCAGTCCATGCAGCAACATCTAGGCGATCACTGAAGTAACTTTCAGCGTCAACTACTGTTACGTAGGAATTAACACCTTTGATCAAAGCCATAAGTTTCTCCTAATTAGCTATGGAATACTGGAAGAATACCTAAGCTTAATGCAGACTTAGCCTTACGCACCCATGTACCTTTTACAGTAGCAAGAGAATCAGCAGCATCAACTAAAGCACCGTAACCATCCAAACCTGTGACGATACCTTTGTATGTAGCGTCAGAAGCGAAGTCTTCAGTTTCACCATTCCAGCCATAACCATTAGGATGCATTACATAACCCCAACGATTCCAAATAGTAGTTGTACCACCACCTTTGTAAGCACCAGCTTTACGTTCGATTTCAGTTGCTTCAGGAACAGCTAAAGATTCCATAGCTACAGCACCAGGAAGGATAATGAATGATGTCTTAGCACCAACAATATCAACACCAGCACCAGTATTCAACTTAGTACGTTCTGCAGCAGACATACCTTGTGAAGCACGAGTTTGAATCAAACGGAATTTACCTTGGAAAATAGTGTTAAAATTAACATTACCTTCTGTAACACGATCAGAGTCTACTAAGTTAGCAGAGCGTAAAGAAGCGAACACTTCTGGAGACACTACTAAGTAAGCCCAATCTGCTTCAAGATCTTTGTAAGCCATACCGAAAGCATTCAATAAACCTTCTGCACGGGCAGCACCTTGAGAAGAAGTAGAAGCTGCACCTACAGGCTTATTAGCACCTAAATCGACGTAGAAGCCGTAGCGTTGATCTTCTGGATCATTGTCAAAAGTCTGACCACCTAAACCAGCAGAACCAGAACCTGCAGCAGCACCATTTAATGCTTCAGAGATAGCTACACCTTTAAGGATAGACAATACAGCATTATGTTCATCTTGACTACGTAACTCACCGAAATCACGACCTAGTTTAGCTAAACCGTCTTGTTGAGTCACTAAATCTTGTAGATTAACTTTCTTACCACCAGAAGTACGAACTGACTTGATGTATGCTAAGTGTTGTGAACCATAGGTGTTTGTTTGACCTTCTGAAGCATCAGTTAATGATGCAACGTTGATGTTCTGAGTAGAAGGAGTGAACCAACGCATCTGACCTGTGAAAGTTTCAGTATTCACATCGATGTCAGGGTTTGAACCTACTAAAGCTGTACTAGAGAGCTTACGAGCACCAGTGTAAGCTTCATCTGAGTAAGCACCAATTGTTTCAGCTAATACGAAATTATCAGCACCAGCTAAGTTAGTTGTAACAGCCATTTATTTATTTCCTTAACGTTTACGAAGTTTGCCCTCACGAGCAAGTTTTAATACCTCATCCTGAGACATTCCAAATAATGACTTAGGTTTAGAGGGTGATTGGTTTGAGTTATTTGTAGTATCGTTACTACTACCGCCACCAGAGTTCACCTTAGGTTTGAATAAAAAGCTATTGTCTGCATTTTCTGAGAACGATGTCACATAGTCGTTTATAGAAACACCTGAGCGGTGTACCCATTTACCATCTGCTGTTTGTGTTAGATCACGTAAGATCTCACCAAAAGCGATTTCTTCTGCACGAGCATTCTTAAAGTCACATTGCTTTAATGCAGTACGTAGTTCAAGATCACGAGTAAGTTGAATCGCACGCTGCTCAGCTGCCTCACGTTTAGCTTTTTCTTCAGCAAGTTTTAGTTCATAAACTTCTTTATGCTTACCTTCGGCTTCTAAACGGGCTAACTCAGCTTGTCGTTCACGCTCTTTTAGTTCATTAGCTTCTTTTATTGCTGCATCACGTGCAGCATAAGCATTATTCAAATTTTCTTTAATACCTTTGAGTTTCTCGTCCAATAACGCATTAATATCCACACTAGGAGGATCTTGAGGTGCTACTGTAGGAGCTTCTGTAGGTATCACATTAGGGTTCTCTGTTGTCATCGTCTTTTCCTTTAAGGCACAGCCTCTTAATAATTAATATCAGCACGGCTAATATTATTGCACAAAGATCAAAATTACCCCTGCGGGAGGTAAAAGTCTTCAATTTTGAGTGTTCCCGATTAACGGGAACAACGAACTATTTCACCTTAAGCTATGTTCCTACTCAGAACTAGCGAAAGCTGTTTGATTTATAGTCTCGTTTTTAAAAACAGGAGAAGAAGTTCTTGAGTGTCGTTCCTCCCCTAATTTAGCGGGTGTTCTAATAAAGGTGTTAGTGTTTTGTGTATAAAACTAGTGTAAATTAATCTTAATCAGCCTACACCATACCAATATCTGTCGCTGGAAAAGTCTTCTTTAATTGGTGCTAATATATCTTCTATAGTGAGGATATCAGAGTCTTTAAGAGTTACTCCTCCTACGACAGATTTACCAGCAATAGGGATTAGTCCCTTTTGAATGGCTTCATTCATGTACTGCTCATATAGATCTTTTGGCAAGCCTCTGGCACGCATCTCATTGAGAGTCATAACAATAACATTCTTAGAAAGCACATCAGCATAGATACTTCTCAAAGCTTTCCTAGCTTTAAGCATATCAGCTGCATTAGCAAAGAAAGCATCATGAATTGTACTTGTTGATACACCTTCTTGTTTACCCCACAAGTGAAACTTTTTAACAATTACAGCATCATTTGAGTGATTTCCATTAACTGCGAACGCTGTTCTAGCTTTAGAAACATCAGCTATATCATTAATCTTTCCAGACGCACCTGTAGCTTCATCCCACCAAGAAGCTTCAGTTTTATTTGGAATTTGTAAGATGTTAGTAGTCCAAGTGCCGTCAGGATTCTGATATCGTAGACGTTCTTCAAAAGTCTGCGTGAAGTTTTGTTCAATCACACCACCATCAAAGTTAACCCAAGGTACATTAGTCCATGACTTAGGTAGTTTGTTAGAGTTGAATAGACTCAATTCAAACAGCTTCATGTCTTTACCAAACGTAGCATTCTTTAAATCTATTGATGGTACTTTTAATTCTACCTTCATAAACTTAAATCCAGTACGTCGATTCTGAGACTCTGGGCTACCGAACATCAAAGTATATAATGTACCTTGAGGATCCCAGTTAGGTAATCTTTCAAGCAATTGCTGACTGATAGGTTTTCCTGCTGGTAAACCTAATAACTCACTAATACGGTCTGGAAGTGTATAACCTTTGGACTCACGCCCTCTAATTGTTTCTACAGCAATAGCCTTCCAATCAATAGCCGAAGAAGATGGATCAGAATGCTTTAAATAATCTTCAGCAAGTCTTCCGAAGAATTTTGTGAAGTCTTTTAAGATAGGAACTTGTGAGCTTAAGTTCTCACTCATAATCTGTGCGATCTGCTTAAAGTCTTCTGGGGTAACAACTCGATCATAAGCACGTGTCATCTTTTCCAACAAGTCTTTAGTCTGCGGTTGCAAGAAATATAATTGTTCTATAATGTCCTCACCAGGATCTAATCCTTTGTCGAAAATATCTTTCACATCTTTTCTTAACTGCATCAAGTCGTTATATAAAGCAGGATCGAAGTCTTTATATCTTGCAGCTCTTGCTGAGATTTCATTAAGAACTGTGTCACGATCAGAAGCTTTAACGACCAAAGTCCCAGAATCTTTACCAAGCACTTTACCTAGTTTTGCTTCAACGTTCATGATACCAGTTCTTTCCCCAGCGCCGTAGAACACCACCATGTTTTGAGCTTTAGCAGCTTTTCTTAAGTCTTTCTCAGTTAATCCTAATTTTGCGTTAAGTGCTCTGAATCTAGGATCGTTATACGTAGATGCAGCGATCTCGTCGTATAAACGTCTCTTCTGAGTGGTTGACACAACATTACTTAGCTCTGCTAGTTGTTTATTTCTAGTAGTTAATGCTATGATCTGTGCGCCAGATGAAGATGCATCTTGCTCTAAGGCTAGAGCAGTCTTATATTCCGTCAAACTCTTAAGAGACTTCCTAGAATAATCACCTTTTAGGTAATTATCGATCTTCGCAGATTCCATGGCAAAACGCATGAACTTCCCTAACTCTTCACCCTCAACTTGATGCATGATTGGGTGGTCAAGCACAGCTCTTATATCATTAGGTTTAGCTCTAAGCATGCTTTGCCCTAATTTGACAATCTCTGGACGCCACTTTAAAGCGATAGCTTGTCTACCTGATACAGTTAGAGAGTTATAGTTTCCTTCAAAGAAATCACTAAGACCGCCTAAGAAAGCACCTACTTGATCTTGAAAGTTCACGTAGTCAAGTTCGCTGAAAGCCTTTTCTTCTTTAGTGTTAAGAAAAGGTCTGAAACTTTCACCACTCTGTGGGCTAATCAGTCCTCTATCATAAATCCGCGCACGATGATCTACGAATGGGTGATTTGAAAACGCTTTACCAGAATTCCTCAACCATTCCATTGACTTCAAGCGTTCATATGCATCACCACGAGAAGCCATGTACTTACGATACTCGTTGAGTTCGTTATAGTACTTTGCCTTACCTTTATCATCCTCAAAATATAAGAGCTTAATCACAAAATCGTAGAACTCAGGATCAATCCTATATTCCGCTTGAGCTGCCCAATTCAAAGCATCTGTCAGAGAGTCATCTACAAATTCTTCTGGAAAATCACTAAAGGAATTAGTCGAGGTGATCGGTATACGAGTATCTTCTAGCGTGATTCCATTGTTAATGAAATATGTCTTATAATGCTTCCTAAACACCAATCGATTCGCGTCAGTTGTGACAGCTACACGCAATCCTAAATCAACTTTACGAGTTAGCTGAGCGTATTCTTGGATTCGTGGGTCAATCACTCTTATATTATGTGCTAAAGTGTCATAATATGGGCCAAAATAAGAACCAGACAGCTTAGACTTCATTCTTCGTTTTTGTACTCCGAATGTTTCTAATTTAACAAAAGGTTCAACCTCTTTAGACGTCAGTATCGCCATCCCTGTATCGTACCATTTATTTCTAGATCCATTAATTCCAGCTGCATTATAGAGATCTCGCCCTAAAGAAACAGCTAACTGATCTCTGTCTGGGCTGTCCGCCATAGCTAATCTTTGTGCAAAGCGTAAATAGAATTTCTGGAAATCTCTTTCACTCATACGCTGCCATATGAGAGGGTTCATCTTAAACGCTTTATCTATGTTTAAAGAAGGAATAGGACTGAACAAAGGATCTAAAGCTCCTTGTAACTCACGTGCAATCTTAGGGGCTACAGTGTCTTCCCATCGATTCTTGGCCCTTATATTACTTAAGAAATTATCATGCAACTCGTCTAATTGAGTAGCACCCAGTACTGGATCGATGTAATTGTCTTGTTTAAGTTTCTTAAGAACGTCGGAATCTCTTCGTATCTGTGTCTCAATAGCATCAGATACGTTCATCACATCAAATTTCATCTGGCTTTGAGTAACAGCTTTGAAATTAACCCACACTTCATTAGAAGCACGCTGTCTAGACATAGTGATACGTAAGTTATCTACAACTACTGCACGTTCATTCAAACTCATATAACCTTCTAAAGAATCATTTATGCTTTTCACATAAGCCTTGTCTTCTTCGGTTAAGTTTTTATCTTCATCTAACAATCTTAAGTTGTTAGCTAAGACAGATGGTGCAGGTTGGTACATACGAATATCTTCATATCGGCCTGTGACAGGGTTGAACTTCATTTGATCTTCTGCGGGAGGCGATGTGAGTACCTTATTTTTTACAGCTTTCTTAGACTGCAGCACGATACCACGATAATTAGTCAGAGAGAGTGTACCATCTAGCTCACCAGCTTGCAACTTATAATAGTCAATCAATGTTTGTTTTATACGTCTATCATATAGATCCTCTACACGAGATGCACCTAATTGCATTGCATCAAGTTTAGCTTTTGCATTAGCAAAGCGAAGAGTGTCATTAGGTAGTGTGTAACCTGAATCTGTGATTGCCCTCACTTGAGCCAGACTTCTAGATTGTCCAGAAGGATCTACAAACGAATCCAAAGAAACTTGTCTAGACTGAAATAAAGCTACTTTATTGTAATCACCTAGATGACGTAATTGCACATCAGGTGACTGGCGTAATAGCCAATCATTGTAGCTCTCTTTAAGAGGTGTCAAGCCGTCATAATACTTACGCTGTTCAGGTGTCAATCTTTCAATGTTCTGCTTACGTACGTTAGCTACACCTTCAAGCTTATCCAAATCACTCCAAGATTTAAACACTGGAATCGTCGTAGAACGACAATAATAGTGAGCAGGAGGAAGCATATCCTTACGGTCCAATGGATAGATATGACCATCTCTGCTGGCGCAAAGAGGCGTTGTACGACTATCCAGCACAGCTACATATTGCCAACCATTTAATGCTTTAGTGTTAGCTTCATAAACAGCATGATCAGCTTGTGCCATAACAGATGTAACAGCTGTTACCACTAAACCATTAGCTTGGTTGCGAGTTATCTTGTTAGATACTGTTCGAATTTCTTTTTCCATATCATCGTAGGAATTACCTTTAGCAATACCTTTACGAATAATATCTGAGATTCTCTGACGCTCTAGTTGGCTAATACCTAACCAACCTGCTTCTAATGTCTTGTTTTGTATCAGTGGTTTTTCTAATACAATGCTTTCTGATATCCTCTTTTGAGGACGTTCAGTAATCCACACTCGCCCCATTATTTTATAAATGTTCTGATATGTGGCTGTAATTTGATCGCCTACAAGATCCAATAAAGCTCTCTTTGTAATAGAGTAAGTTTGCTTATGGGCAAGCTGTACTTCTGCATCTAAATCAGCACGTAAGGTTTTAGCCTTACGTGGATCTTGTTTAGCTTCTGAAAAGATACTGTCGATACGATTTTCATGTGCACCAATAATAGCAATCACCTTCTCAGTGATTTGCTTTTCGTGGCTTCGCATCATCGCAGCTCTATCTAAAGCCTTATCATATAATTCTGTGTTGCTATTAATAGCCATAATTATCCTTCTAAAGTTCCTTTTGGTGGCGTTGTTGTATCAGGGATTAAATTGTCCCCATTGATCTCTTCTTGGCCTTTGATATCGTCATAGTCAGGTTCAAGCAAGTCATTCTGTTTCAGAATAGATAGCCATACACCACGTGGAATTAATCCACCTTGATACCACTCAGTCGCTAGACGTAGCCAATCTGCACCTAGTGGTGTAGGGCTGAAGTCGTTAGACAAGTTAAAGGTTATATCAGAAGACGTCAACTGTAAATCATAACGCCAGTTAATTACAAAGAGCATAATCTGTTTAAGAGTATCACTAATCTTCATATTCAGCGTACCCAATTGTGCAGTCTGTGCTGCATTACGTAGCTGCAGCGCAACACCTGATTGCGATGTCTCGGGTGATAACATACGTATACCCATGCGTGCCATCTCTTCTACACCTGCTGCAATAGCCCTATCCATGTCCGCCAGTGCAGATGTAGGAGGTTGTAGAATGTCAGCAGTGTCACCAGACCTCAAGCGTAACCAAGTACCTAGCCCTTGAGATACCATTTCATCGAACTCGTCATCTGGCATGTCTGTAGATATCACTGGTGTGTAGGTTGCAGCACCGTACATAAGATGGTTGCGTCTAGAGATTTTGTTGTATAGTGCAATCTCTTTATCAATGATAGGCATTAGCATAGGCTCAATTGGAGCAATAGAACCATTCAGTGGCCAAGCAGGGATAAAACCTAAAGGCTTTCCTCTCATTTGAAAGACAATCGGATCACCAACTTCTTCAAACTGTTTTGCACTACTAGTATAATCAGTTACACGAGCACCGTTCTGTAATACAGGATTAGCAGATGCTGATTTTTCTTCGAACGTGCGAATCACATAATTACCAGCATCATTTAATTCATGAACTTTTACAACATCAATAAACTCAGCGTGCCATTCATTTTTTGAGAAGTCCTCTCGGGTATCACGAACAATTACCCTATTGAGTACAATATTGCCGAAAGCATCAACATCGTAACGCCAGCTAATTACATCTTCTGCTTTCCACAGTACGGGGTAAGGTCGCGCGACTAGTAGTTTACTCTCTAAATTAACATCGTTAGAGTCAATCATTGGATGGTCAATATATATCCATGAACGACTTGTCTGAAGTTCATCCCATAGAGCAGTATCCATGAAAGAAGATAATGTACCGCCATCCTGAGAGAATGAGTTAAGCAACCAATCTTTCAAAACACCATCGGTATCGATACCTTCTGCGAAAGATAACTCAGGTTTCTTTCGTAGCAAGCCTCCTACAAGCATTTTAGCAAATTGCGCAGTAATACCTGGTAATTCGCCCTCAGCTTTATAGAAATTATACTGTTCTTGCGTCATCGAATTTGAAAAAGGTATCAATAAGTTAGTAAAAGATCGTACATCTAGTATCGCATCGAACTCTTTCACATATCGCTCACCGCTACATACAGCACGACTCTTCTTCCATAAAGGCATTAAAGAATCGTACTCTGCAATTGGATCAGCAACAGTACGAGTAGGACGTGCTGCATTAATTGCCATGTTATGCACCTACCAATGAACGAATTTTAGTATTAAATTCTGCAACACTTCCAGAAAAGATTTCACCAGTTACATTATTCAGTGCTTGGATACCTTCTTCAAAAGGTGTGATACTCCATTCAGAAGGGTTGAATGCATAATTAGTAAGTTTAGTAGACTGAACATCTAGTGCTACTTCTTCTACAGATTTAACTTCTATTTGCGCAGTAGCATCAATAAATCGCTCACCTACCATAACCAAATTTTCTACAGTTTCTTTTGTCGTTTCTATTTCTTGCGACACTTCAGTCTCTATATCTTGCATCATTTTAATCTCTTTTGCCATTTCAATCACCTTATTATTACCAGCTTAAGCTGATGGATAGCTTCGTTTAGTTTTATATGTATCTTTGTTAAGATACAATTGTTCAAGATATACTAATATCTTATCGATGTGATACATCACAGAAGTTTGAGTTAATCTTTTTGCTTACGCCTTAACCACCTTTTATCATTATCTCCAAGAGCGTTGGCGATAATTGTATAAAGAATTACGGTAGAAATAAGCTGTACTATGACTATCGGCATAGCTGGACATTCTTGCAGACCATTGGCATACAAGTAGTACATAGATACACCAGACAGTGCGAAAGGTGTTAACACTTTCAATCTAACGAAAAATGGTATTGTATTATCTAGTAGCATTGCACAATAGGCAGCAAGCACAAACATGATAATAACTATTAGCCAGACTAATAATAGTGTCATTTTAGTCCTGCCTTTTCTTCTGCTTTGTCAAAACCTAAGTTCAGCAATTTGGCGATTCGATCACTCCCGAAACTCAAGCCAAATGCAATAATGCTAGGTAAATAGATACTGCTGACTGATGGAGACATGTCTACAATCAATCCTGCCAAAAACCATGCACCAACGATACTGATACCTACATTCATGCTATAAGTGATCATAGAACCTTTGATAGGTTGCTTGCCATTACTCAAAGACAACATAGAGCCAAACAGTGAAGCAAATACCACCATAATGACATCTGCTTCCACTGCCCCCACCCACCCTGTAAGCAAGGCTATTAATCCTAAGCTAGTAGCAGCGGTAGTTACCCCCGTTGTGCTAATTGGCTCAGCCATCTAATTTCTCCTTCATTCTCATTAATCCAAACACAACCGTCCTTGGTTGAGATGGACAGTTCTTTATTAAATATACTTGACCAACTCATAAGTCACGCCATTATGTGTACGTAAACACTCGCAACTAGTTAGGCGTTTTGTCGATTTACTCTTTTGAGCACTGTCGGCATCACTAGCTATTATTTCTTTCTGCGCTTCGATCCAGCGTAAAGTTCTAATACCCATATGAATCCACTCAGATTCACCTTTGGTCTCACGTATAATCTGTGAGCAGGCATTAGGTAACTTGACATTACCATCGACGATACTTTGAAATAGGTCATCAAGACCAGCAGCATCTAATGAGGCAATATGAAAATCTACAGCTTCACCATATAGATGTTGGCTAGTCTTGCTACCACCAGCGTTGCGATTGATTTCATCTGGGCGATACCAGCTAGTTATAATTACTGGTTTGCCTAAGAAGT